CAGTGGGCAGATCGTCGCCCTTGATGCGGTCCCAGTATTTCGCCTTATACAGAGGCGCAACCAGCTCAGGCGTTAGCCCGCGCATGGTTTTCTCATCTACTGGATGGCCGACCCATTCCTCCCAAACGCGCTGAGTGCAGCCTAAATTAGTTCGTCCTCCCGGATCTTTGGGATGGTCGACGTAACCTCCTTCGTGGTGAAGGATGGCGGCCAGAGCCTGGTCGAAGTTCTCTTTCACTTCTTACCCCCGAGAAGTTCAGTCTTAGCCTGCGAGCCAGCAGACGATCCGAAGTAATAAGCGATGATGCCGGTCCAGGCGGTGCCGAGAGAGCCCAGCATCATCGTCAGCGCGGTGTTATCGGCCACCGACATCCGGCCGAACATCATGCCTCCAAGAATGGCGAAAAAGCCTATCGTCACCGACGCCGCCAGCAAAGGCGGAACCCAGGATCGGGTCGCCACCTGCATCTCTCGAGCGCTTTTGCGGTCATCTACGGCGAGCTCCTCAAAGTTAAGCCCGAGATCCTGCGCTTGCTTTTGCAGCTCAATCTCGGCGAGTTTGACCTGGGCGATCTGATCAGCCGTGAGTTTGTTGTTGCTAATCAGGTCGCCAACCTTCTCCTCATCGACGCCAATCGCCTTAGAAATGGCCGCCACAGCCATGCCGGCCAAAGGCCCGTTCATCGCGGTCGCGATAGTTGGTGCAATCTGTTTAAGCCACTCCATGCTTGTCCCCTTTAAGTCATCGCCTGTCGGATGATAAAAATAACGATCACGCCAATGACGATGACGGCAATGGCGCCGCCGATGATCTGCGCGGCTAGGAGGCGCTGCGCCACCAGCTTGCGCCTGGCGATCTTCGCTTCGCGCTCGGCTGCTGCGCGCGCCTGCTTGATCTTCATGCGCTCACGCAGCATCTGCTCCCACAATTCGGGGTAGCCGCCATAAATCAACTGATGTTTGAGCTGCTCCTCTGCTTCGCGCAGAGCATTGGCCTGCATGACGATTTCCATCGCCTTGCCAGTATCGGACTGGCCTTTTTTTGCCTTGTCGTTAGCCGCCTTCTGGACGACGTCCTTAGCGTCGAAGAACTTGCCGAATTCGCCGACTAGCTGGTTGATGTCCTTGCCGAGCTTGATCGCCTTCTGGATTCCAGCGACAGCAGCCTGAGCGGTAGCGAATGCGGTCGCCGCTGCTGTGATCGGGTCCATGTCACATCAAGACCCAAATGCCGAGCTTGATCAGGCCGATCAGCGAAGCAACCAGAAAACCCGCGACGGCGAATCCCAGGGCAAAGTCAAGCATCATCGTCTGCCTTTTCTCTGGCAATCTTCAGGTGCTGGTGCTTGTACCAGATATTCACGACCAAGCCGATGATGGCGATGATGAGGCCGCCAAACGCCGCAATCTCGTTCGCAGTCAGGCCGAAGTAGACGGCGCTGGCGCTGCCTCCATACTGTGCTGCAGTTGCGGCTTTCACGACCTCGACGCTCATGGCTTACCCCTTTACTCGGGCCAGGACAGTTGCAGCGCAGCAAGTTGCTCGACAGTAGTGCAAGCCTTGATGGCGGTCTCATTCGCATCAGACGCAGCGCGGATCGCAGCGCGAGCGGCCAGCGTGTCAGCGTCCACAGCCTTCACGCCTTCGGCAGCGCGGGTCACCTTCCAGTCAGTAGCCGCAAGCAGAGAGCCAGCGGTGGCCTTGACCTGGGCGACCATCTGCGACTTCAGGCCTTTGGTGACTAGGCGCTCGGTGCTGTCAACCATTGCAGGCTTGCCGTCCACCTCGCCAAGCACCTTGACATACAGCGGATTGCCCTGAGCGTCAGATTCCTCGCGGTCTTCCAGCAGCTTAGGCACGCCTGGGGCCCAAAAGAATCTGTCGTCGTGCGGCACCGGATCGGCCACCTCGGTTATGCCAATGGCAGCACGCTCTGCGGGGCTAGCAAGGCGAATCCAGTTTGCGGGGTACTGAATGCCCGCGTGGGTGAAGGCCACATCTAGGCCGAGAGGTTTGTTGTCGAGCAGGAACATTGATTACCTCGCTAGTGCGTATTTAAAAGGGTTCTCGGCAAAGGCTGCAAAAATGTAAGTGCCGCCGCTGGCGTTAAACGAAGATGCGCCCTGCCGGAACTTGAACCCGTTGCTAACGCCGTCGCACATATCTGCGCCAGTGTCCTCTGCATTTGAGTTGTTTGGGAAAAGCAAGTTCTGCATACCGCCGTTTACGGACGTATTTGCTGGGCTTCTTGAGGTATCAACCACGCACCATGAGAACGGGCTGGAATCAGTACGCTTGATCATTATCCAGCGCGGCCTGAACCCACAAAACACAAACGTGCCATCGCTGCTGCCGTTGCCGGTGTAGCTGCCGAAGCGGCTAAAGCCTGCGACCTCGGCGAAGAGGTAGGCGACGTGCGTTCCACCGCTTGCGTTCACATCGCTGTATGTTCCGAGACTAAAGACAGAACTGGTCGGTAGCGTACTGTTCCAAACTGTCGAGCCAGAGCTAGATGACTTGGCGTTCGTCAGGTTCAGGTAGATGTACTCAATTGAGCTAAATGAGCTGTGCCATACAGTCCATGACGACGGGCCGCTGTCTCGGCGCTTGACGATCATCATGGCCGGAGCCACGCCCAGGTTATGCGCGATAGTCCGGTTCGCGCCCGTGCCCGTATACGTCACGATATCAAAGCCGGGGGTCGCGCCTTCTTTCCACTGCCAGCCGACCAGCCCCACGCCGTTTTGGTTGAAGTCCTGCGTGGCACCAACAGTAAAGCCGTCCGAGGTAAACGCGGTCAGCGAGTTAACTTCTGTGCTTTCTGCGTTGGCTAAGTTCGATGAAATCCGCTTAGTAGCCCCGCGAACTGTGTCAAACAGGCCGTGATCTGTTACCGATCCACGATTTTTGATCCACACCAAATCGGGGGCAAACTGCATTCCGCTAATGGTTTGCGTGCCCCCGTTGCCGGTGTAGGCTTTTGCGTCAAAGTACTGGTTCCCCTTCTTAATCACCGGCTCCGGCAGGTTCTGCGTGTTCAGCGCCTTGAAGCCGGTGGGCGGGGTGTAGGCGAAGGGGCGCTGGCCGAAGTTGCTATGGCTTGTTGACCCTTCATTGCCAACCATAGGGAAGTAAGGGCCGCTTGTCAGTCCAGTAAACGCTGTGCCTTGGCTTGTTCCGTTCTTATAGAAAGTCAGCGTTCCGTTGTCTGCATCAAAAGCAACACCAATCACATCATTGGTTGTGTAACTTGCCCCGTAAGATGATCCTGATCCATTGGTAAATTTGTTGCCATTAGAATCAAAATATCCCCAACCATTCGCATCTTTACCGGGGTAGTTGTTATCAGAAACGGCGGCTGTCGCCGTGCCAATACCGTGCATATTGTTTGCGCCGGAAGCCGTAACTTCCCAATACCACTTTCCAGTTGTCATTCCAAAAGTGGCTCTGGCAGAACGCCAAGGCGTTGATGCAGTCCAAGTCAGATTGGCGTTGCTTGGGGTTGTTCCTGCGTTCTTATCCAGCGGGTTAAGCGTGCAGTAATTCCCACGCCCATTCCCGCCATCAGCCCACAGCGTCGGCACATCCAGCATGGAGTCATAGGTGCTGCCGCTGGTCACGCTGATGTTATTCGGTGTCCAGTTGTTGCCGTTGCCCGAGTAGTCCTTGCCGATGGTCGTAGCGGTGTTGCTGCTGTTATCGGAGAAGTTCAGGAAAAAGCCGTTCGTGCCGTAGGTGCCTGCGTACTTCTTGGGCTTCCACACGCCGGTGATGGCATCGGTTTCGCCGAAGCTGCTGGGCGTGAGGGCTTGGCCGTCGATGAAGTTGATCTCGGTCATGTAGCCATCGAAGGGATTGGCAGACACACTGGTGAATCGCCCAATCGTGTGCGATACAGTATTGTTGTACGCCGTGCTGTAGTTCTGCGATGGATAGGTGGCCGAGCTGAACGATGTTACTTGCACTCCGTTTACGTACAACCGAACTCGGTTTGCCGCCGTGGCGTTAGTAGTATCGAACATAAGTACAATGTGATACCACGCTGACGGATCGCGAAATACTTGTGTGGTGACTAAAGAATAATCAGCAGCCGAACCAGAAATTGTTCCATATAAACTGATTTGGTTGCTTGAGTCGAACGAACACTGCGCTGATAATTGGCCGCTGGTATTAGAACCGGCAATAAAAATGTCTTGCTGTGAACCTAGCGCACCTCGTTTTACCCAATTAGACAGAGTAAGCGTCTGACGATTCCCAACACTCCCCGGCGTCCGATTGAAATACGCACTCGCGCTCGACCGCAGACGCACCGAGCGACTGATCTGGTAGCCCTCCGGCCCAAGCAGCAGCGGGTTGCCGATCATGGCGCTCACTTGGTATCCCCAATCAGGCGAGCGGTAATGCGGGTGGAGCTTTCACAGTAATACGCAAGCACATCCACCGCCGAAGCGGTGGTGGTCAGCGTCGGCGCGGTGCCAGAGGGGAACTTGAAATAGCTGCCATATGCCAGCGTGCGCGATCCGGTGCCGTCCTGGGTGATGACGATCACGCCATGCTGGCCTGCCGTCAGGTTCGACGGGTTTGCCAGCGTGCGGTTGCCGCCCAGAGTCACGCT